AAATAAAAAACGTTTAAAAAAGTTTAAAAATCGTTTAAAAATCGTTTAAAAATCAAAAATTAGTCACTATTCTCTGATTAAATTTATTTTTTCATCATTTTTGAAATGTGTGTGTGTAAGACTCTTTTTTAAAAAGCCATTTCTCCAAAAAATCTTTTTTCCTCCTCCGCCGAACTTTTTAAAAAATCCGGAGGAGGAGGAGGAAAAAAGATTTTACTTTTTTGTTTTCTAAATAATTTGAAAAATTCGTAGAAAATTTCCTTTGGATTATCTTTTTTATTTTCCTCCTTCCTCCTCCGCCTTTTTGAATTTTAGTTCTAAAGAAAGTTTTTAATCACAAAATAAAAGTAAAGATACTTTTTATCTTATAATAAATATTGATATTTCATATATAAATAAAATTGTTTCACGAGTCTTTTCGATATAAAACTTACTTTACAAATACAAGAATATGTAATTTGAAAACGAAAAAATTCAATTGACTAGTCAATAAAAATTAAATCCCGATTGTTTTGGCGTATTCTTTTATCTATTAAAAGAATATTTTATTAATGAATCTTCATTATGAATCTTCCTTGTGACTGATCAAAAATATTACTTACATTTAAATAAAATTTTATAATAAATGCATCAAATAATTTCAATTTAATTATTAATCTATTAATCTAAAGAATTAATTTTGAATGAGAAATGACAGAACAAAAACAACATCCTGAATGGGAAAAAGAATCATCACTTACAAGTCCTTCGGATCGTGATCTTAATAATAAGTGGCGTCCAGAGCAAGATGTACCTCCTCTTACAAATAAAGAAACAATAGAAGCTATGAAAACTATTAATAATACAGATTTTGTTAAAAAGTTTCCTTCTGTTGATCGCACATACGCAGATCCGGCTATTCCTATGCAAAATTTTGCTCTTTTTTCTTTTACACCTGCCAAAGGTGCTACTCCAAACGAAAATGGCGTATTTGGTTTTGCAAAAGTTAGAGGTACTTACGCTACTGATGTAGAAGCTAATCAAAGAGCTGAATTTTTAATTCGAAATGTAGATTCTTATCATCAATTATATCATTTGTATGTTGGAAGACCATTTCCGATTACCTCTTCTTCGAAGTATTCTGCCGAAACAGCCGAGGTTGATATTCGTAAAGAAACAACAAGAGTTATTTCTGAAAATATTAAACAAGAAAGGGATAAGGAACAAAAAACGGTAAAAGAAATGAAGGAGCGTGAAGAAGCAATGCTTGCCGAATCCGAAAAAGCTCGAAAAGATGATGGAAAGAGTGATCCGGAAGTTGATCCTTATGAAGAGTATATTACACTTTCAGTTAAAAAAGCGCAACTTTCTTGGACTTTTTTGGAACATTTGAAAAAATTAAAAGAAGTTAGAGATATTATTATAAAGACTCGTAAAACGTTGAGTGTTATGGATAAAGATTATCCAGAATTTAAAGATAAATATTTTGAAAAGTATATGGACGCTCGCAAAAAGTCAGGTCTTGATGAAAACATAAGAGATATACAAGATAATTTTATGAAGTATATGGTAGAAGATATAACAATTCCAACTATTGACACAGACGAAATTTTACCAGAAATAAAAGAAAAGGAAATTTCGCCAAAAAATCTTGATAGTGTACCTGAACAGTAATTTTATATTTAAAATAAATATAAAATGGCACTTTTAACGGCATGATTTGCATTTTTTTAGGTAAAGTAATGCTATTATTAATGATATTATTGTAATTGAAATGCCTACAATAAACATAATTTTTTTGACTTTTTTATTTGTTTTACCTTTTTTAGTAGAAGCTCCAGCTATTCCGGCTCCGACCATTGCAACTGGTAAAGAAACACACGCACCACAAAAATCTTCTTTTGTATTTTCAAAATTTTTCATTTTATATATAGATGATAAAAAAATCTTGCACAAAAGAAAATGGATTCTTGTCAATTTAAAGATGTACCGGTGTCTTTATTTCTTGCTGTATCAATAGTTATTATTTTTGCATTATATGTTACAGCGGTTATAAAAACAGTACCGTGTGGTAAAAATGTATTGTCGCTTTGTTGTAGTAATTTTGTTCATATAGAACCATATCACCTTGTTGCTAATTTGCTAGCACTTTATGCTCTTACAAGAATTGAAAGAGATATAGGACCTAAGCGTTTTGGAAGTTTAATTTTATTTTTAATACTTTTTACATCAATTATTGAAGTTATTGTGCACAAAGTAATTGATGGGTTTCCTTGCTCAATTGGGTTTTCTGGAATACTTTTTGGAATTATGACTTGGGAGTTAATAACTAAAAAAGGTTTAAATTTAATCATTGTTATTTCAATTATTGGACTTGTTGCAATGCCATCAGTTCAAAATTCAAAAGTTTCGTTAATCGGTCATGCGGTTGGTGCTGTCACAGGTGTTATTGGAGGTTTATTATGGAAATTTCTTTCAATCAACGAAAATTTTTTATAATGAAATGTTTTATTGTTCTACTTCATTTATTGTGAATGATATATTTCAAGAAGAGATTTGTTTAATCATCATCTGATATGGAAAGTCTTACATATGCTTTTACGTACACAAAGTGCAATAATCATTAATCATTAATAAAATAATCATTAATAAAATAATCTTTAATATTATTAAAGATTATGTCAAGACCATCTATATCTGGATTTCATTTTTCTTTGCTTCCACCAATTGCAATTCTTAAAATACTAACAGAATTATTTAAGGATGAAAAAGATACTCCTCTACAATACAATATTTCAAATATTGGTTCTGTTCGTATGATAAATATGTTCATTGAAGCAGATAATAGTAAAGTTAAGATACTTGATTTTATGGATACAAGATTGTGGCTTAAATTATTGATAAGCACTGGTATATTTAAAATTCAACCACATAAAGAATGGGGTGATACAATTAAAGAGTATCTAAGCATAATTGTTAAAGAACGTCGGTATAAAAGCAGAGTTCATGATTTGATAGATATATATAAATACGATTCTTCTTTGAGTATAAGAGATTACGCTCAATCTTTACTTGATAACTTGATAACAAGAGGTTCGAGTGCACTAGAAAGGAAATTTTTAAGTGGTGAGATTGATATACCTATATTAAACAACACTACTATTAGAGAATTAGTAAGAAATAATGAACAATTCGAAATCATAAGATACTGGGATGTAAGAAATGTTACTGATATGAGTCGTTTATTTTATGATAGAATGAATGTAAGAAATTCAAAAGTTGGTTTAGATCTAACTTATTGGGATACAAAAAATGTAACAGATATGTCTGAATTAATGAGATCTGTAATTATCGATATTCGTGGAATAACAAACTGGAATACATGCAGGGTAAAAAATATGGATTGTTGTTTTATGAATGCAGAATTATTTAATTATCCCATTGAGTGGAACACAAGTAATGTGCAAAAGATGAATGCTATGTTTTTCAATGCAAAGTCGTTTAACAAACCTTTACATTTTGATACAAGTAATGTACATTATATGAATTCTATGTTTCATAGCGCAACCTCATTTAATCAACCGTTATATTGGGATACAAGAAAAGTATCAGATATGCGTAATATGTTTAATGGCGCAACTTCATTTAATCAACCATTAGAATGGAATATAAGAAGTGATGTATATGTAAATGGTATGTTTGACGGAGCAACTTCATTTAATCAACCTCTATTTACTCTTAAAATAAATAGTTCAAGAGCTGTTCAACAAGCAAACGCTCCCCTTGTATGGACTGGTTCTTGGGGAGGATACCAACCTTGGGAACCGAGACAGTGGGACCCGAATGGTGGATTTCCGTATGAATAATCAAATATTCACTTTGGTTTCACAATTATTGATTAATAAAAAATAAGTTTATTTTTTATAGTATAATTATTGTTTATTTTAAAAATAAAGAATAATTATAAATGATAATTAATATCTCACATACTGCAAAATCAAAACTCATTGAATTAATTAGTAAAAACGGCAAAAGTGCTCTTTTATATATAAAAGGTGGTGGTTGCAATGGATTTTCATACAAGTTTAAAATCTTAGACACAAATCTAAAACCAAACACATTAGATGAAGAATATAAATTAGATGAATATAGCTTGTATTTATGCAATAAAAGCTTAATATATTTAATAGGACTTAAAATAGATTACATAGAAGATGTTATGGGATCAAGATTTGATTTTTCGAACGATAATATACAAAGCAAATGTGGTTGTGGTACAAGCGTTACTTTTAAAAATTAAATAATAATTTTTTTATGTTTGACTTATATTTAATTTTACCAGTTTATGTGTTCTTAGATTTTAAATCTAAGATGGCCGACTTTATTGCATCTTCTGCAAGCATTGAACAATGGAGTTTTACAGGTGGTAAATTTAAGTAAGAAGCAATTTCAGAATTTTTAATTTTTATACAGTCATTTATATTTTTTCCTTTAATCATTTCTGTCGCAAGCGATGATGCTGCAATAGCAGATCCACATCCAAAAGTCTTAAACTTAGCTTCTATAATTTTTCCTGTTTTGTCTACTTCAATTTGAAGTTTCATAACATCTCCACATGCTGGAGCACCAACAAGTCCAGTGCCAACAGACTTTTTTGTCTTGTCAAGCGACCCAATATTCCTTGGGTTCTCAAAATGATCAATTACATTTTTGTGATAAAAACGTAAAAATATTTTGTTTATATTTTTGCGCATCATTTTACTTTTATTATTCCACATATTAAATAATTACAAAATTATATTTTGAGAATTGTTTACATAATCATTTTTTGATACGCCATGTATATACTCCATTAATGTTTGAAGCACTTCTATACATATTTCCATCATTTCCAAGCAAAATTTTACCTCGGCATTTATTTGCCGGGTAAGGAGGACTTTTTCGAGTTAAATATTTTGCAGAAGTTTGTATTACACAACCAGATGAACTCGATTTCTTAGGACTCGATTTCTTAGGACTCGATTTCTTCTTTAGAGACTTTAGTATTTCTTTACCTTTTTTACCATCTCTATCGACACATCTTCCACTCTTTGGGTTTATAATTTTACCAACAGGACATTTTTTAGTACTAGATTTCTTTTTTCGAGACTTTAGTATTTCTTTGCCTTTTTTACCATCTCTATCGACACATCTTCCACTAGCTGGGTTTATAATTTTACCAGCTGGACATTTTACCATTTATAAGATATAAATAAAATTAAAATTTAAAATTTAAAAAAACATTTATATACAAAAAATGAGTAAATGTGTTGTATGCAAAAGTAAAATTAATTCTTGTATGGTTAACATCCATACTTGTAAATGTAAAAATATTTACTGTAATTTGCATATGCACGATCATAATTGCACTTTTAATTACAAAACAAATTGGCAAAGTAATTCCGAAAAGTTTCTACCAAAAATAAACGGTGAAAAAATTAAAAAAATATAATTATAATCATTGTGAGAGCAATGATGGAATATGTAAAACATTTAGAGAATGTGAAAATCCAAGACCTTGGAGAAACAATCGTATTTTGAGACACGGACTTGTCAAGTGTAAGACTTGCACAGGGCTGTGGAATAGAGATACGAATTCTTCAAGAAATATCTTGAAAATAACATTAGATGAGATAAACAGGTTAGGAAGACCGGATTATCTAAAAAGAGGCCTGAGGATTACTCAGTGATACTACATCGGTATTACAAAACCAAAATTTACACGGTATGAAAAGACCAAACCTCGTAGATTTACAAAGGTGAAAACCGGCGTTTTAAATCTTCAAGGGTGTAAAAGAATGCAATCAATCACCAAATATTAAGATATTGAGAGAATTTATGTTTGATATATTGGATTCAGAATTTGCAACAGAAACAATCGCTAATCTTGTTATTCCTCCATTGTTATTATACGGGGATGAGAAATCAGAATGTGTTGTCTGTCTGTCAGATGTCATTGCTATGTCAAGAAAACAACAAAAGAAATATCTTTTATTAAATAATAAATTATTTTTATTATATTAATAAATGAATGTTCAAAATAATTTGGGTTTACTAGAAATCTTACCAAAAGACATCTTAATTGTAACACTAAACAGTCTTTTAAAACAAGAAAATGGGATTGAAATATTTGATAGCC